TCTCCTTCGTCGTGAACAGGAGCGTTCCCGGTGGCGCGAACGGATGCACGCGGAGCTTCAGCAGCTTCTGCGTGATCGGGTTGAGATACGACCCGACCACCGCGCCCGCCTGCACGTTGACCAGCGCCGCGTTGACGTCGGAGGTGAAGCGCACGAGCGGCGCGCCGCCGTTCTTCACGACCAGCACCTTGATGCTGTTCATCTCCTGCGAGTTGGCCCAGATCGTGTCCGGCGACAGCCGGTAGTTGTCGTACCGATCCTTCAGCAGCGCGTTGATCTGCGTGATGCCGCCCGCGTTGTCGCTCGTGAGCTGCGTGCCCGTGCCCGCCGTGCCCGTCGCGAGCGCCTGATAGTACGCGCTCGTCGCGTTGTTCAGCGGCCCCTGATACAGCAGCCCCGAGAACCCGTACGTGCCGACGTTCGAATAGTCCGTCGCCGTCAGCGTCTGCGCATCCTGGAACGTGTTCGCCGGCACCGCCGTGTTCAGCACGTAGCTGTTGATCGTCGTGATCGCCGCGAGATACTGGTGCGCCGCGCTCGTGCCGACGTACCACGCATACGCCACCGCGCCCTGAATCGCCGGAATCGTCATGCCCAGATTCTGCGTCGACGTGCCGCCCACCAGCGCGAGGCTCTGCACCGCCGCCGCGATGCTCGTGCCGCCGTTGATCGTGTCGCTCGTGCCGTCCGCGTTCGTGCGGATGATCTGCTGCACCACGCCGGTCGCGACCGTCGCGCGCCGCCAGCCGTCGTGCGTCAGCGCCACCGCCGTCACGTAGTACGTCCCGTTCGACAGCACGCCGCCCGTCGTCGCCGGCGCCGACAGCGTGATCGTGCCCGCCGTCCCCAGCTGCACCAGCGAGTTGCCGCCGAAGATCATGTTCTCCTCCGAGATCATGACCGCCTTCAGCAAGTTCTCCGACGCCAGCGTCAGCACGTCGTCGAACCCTTCCGCCGCGTACCGCGCCTCCTCCGTGACGTAGTCCTCGAGCCCGATGCCGGCATACACCGACGTCAGGTTGGACTCCGTCGTCGTCACGACGCCACCGCGGTTGCCTTCCGACACGCCCGGCGGGAGGTTCGTCGTGTTGATCCCGTTCACCTGCTTCCACCGATGCGCCGTGTCGCCGCGATTCGACTTCTCACGCGGGATCTCGTTCCGGAGCGGGGTGATTTCCTCGCCCCACGGGAACATCAGCTTCGCACCCGCCTCGAGATCGTAGTTGACGAGCCCGAGTCCTACCGTGATCGCCTTCATCAGGTCGCCGCTCATCCCGCCGTGCGCGCCCGCGATCGCCGCCCTCATTTTCTCCATACTGTCGGAGATGTTTCGCATCGGTGGTGCCCTCCGGGCCGCCACGAACGAGCAATGGACCTGCGTGACCTGCGTGGTGTCTCGTGCTTACGCGTTGAGCTTGATCGGGGGCCCGAAGCCCGTGTCGATCGACGGATCCGCCAGCGCCTTCCGGAACGCCGCCCGCGCCTTCTGCTCCGGCGTCGCGTTCGCCGCCGCTGCCGCCTCGTCGTCCGCCTTCTTCTTTGCCGCCGCCTTCGCTGCCTCATCGCCGTCCGTCGCGCGATCGCCCGTGCGCAGCGTGCCCTTCTTCTGTTCCAGCAGCTGCGCGCCCAGCTCCAGCGCCTCGTCCAGCTGCTTCGCCGTCTCGTCGCGCTCCTTCGTCACCTTCTCCAGCGCCGCCGCGCCCTCCGCCACCGTCTTCTTCAGCGTCTCGATCTCGCCCGTTGCCTTCGCGAGCTTGCCCGAGACTTCGTGCTCCTCGTCCCCCACCGGCTCCTCCGCCGGCAGTCCGCCCACGTCGCTCTGGAACCCTTCGAGCTTCGCGCACATCGACTTGTGCATCGTGTGCAGCGCCTTGCCCATCTCCTTGTGCTTGCCGTCCGGCAGGTCGTCCACGTGCTCCCCGAACAGCTTGTTCACCGCGTTCGCGTGGCCGACAATGTCGTCCAGCTCCTCCGCGTGCGCCTTCTTCAGCTTCTTGAACGCCGTCTTTGACATTTCCATGACCGTGATCCTCGCCGCTGATGTGGTCGCACTGGGACGCGCCGCCTTCGTGCTCGCTGCGCTCTTACCGCTCACCGCGCGCATCGACGCCACGGCTTCCTCGATTTCCTCCGCCGTCATGCTCTCCAAACTTTCGAGCAGCCCTTCGAGATGTTCCCCCATCTCGTCCGGCACCGTCGACGCATCGCCCTCCATGTCCCGCTCGAACGCCGTGCTCGCGTGCAACCACACGAGATCCTGCGCGATCTCCGCGAACCGCGCGACTTCCCACAGCCCCTTGCCGAGTCCGCCCTTCGCCGCCGCCACCTTCAGCGCTGCCGTGCGGAACGTGCCCTTGATCCGCGCCTCCACGCGCGCGCGCCGGATCTCCGCCTTGCTCGCCGTCTTCTGGAACTTCCGCGTCTCCGTCGCGCCGCCCGCCTTCACGAGCTCGAACGTCGCCGTCGGCACCGCCGGATAATCCACCAGCGACACCTCGTACGGCTGCGCCGTGTAGCGCTTGAGATTTTTGTTGTCAGGATCCTGCCACTTCCGCACGTACCGGCCGCCCATCGACAAGCCCGAGTACACGCCCTCCTCGCACTTCTCCCACGCCGCCTCATCCACGACCTTGATCGCCACTTGGATGCGCTTCGCGCCGTCGTCGAAATGCAGATCCGTGATCTTGCCCGCGGCGCTGGGTTCGTGCATCTCCCGCACGTTGCCGAGGCTCTTGCCGTCCGTCGCCTTCGCGATGTCCTCCGACCACTTCTCGAACAACGGCTTCGAGCTCTTGTAGTCGAGGATCTCGTCGTCGCGATCCGGCACCTCCTCCGTGGCGGTGCCAAAGATCGTGCGCGTCTCGATATCGATCTTCGTGATCGGGATGAACAGATGCAGCTTCTTGTCCATGTCCCTCGAGGGATCCCAGCCACGAGCCGTGAGCGAGCGATGACGAGCCCTGCGTCGAACGGTCGAGCGGTTCTACCTCTGCCAGCTAATGTACGGCAGGCGTCCCACGCGTCAAGTCCGCACCACCACGCCCGCCTGCATCCGCGCCAGCGCCTGCCGCCGAAATCCTGCGCGCTTCTCCCCCGCCAGCGTCACCGTCGGCGCCACCGAACACTTGCAGTTGGGATGCGCCGGCGGACAGTCATCGCCGCTGCTGAACTCCTCGTCCAGCCCGATCACCCCGTCCTCCATGTTGAGCTCGCAGTCCTCGCACGGATCCTCGCCGAACCATTCCTTCCCCTCCACCACGCCGCTCGCCTTGTACCCACCGAGCGACCCGTGATTCGCCGCGAACTGCGTCTCCGTCCGCGCGATCATCAGCGCGCGATCGTCCCCGAACAGGAACGCCCCATCCAGCCGCGCCGCCAACTCTGCGTTCGTCAACCCGCTGTCGATCGCGTTCGCCGTCAGCTCGTTCACCAGATCCTGCGTCGTCTGCGACACCTGCGTGATGAGATTGCCCACCCGCGCCGTCGCCCACGCGCTCGCGAGCGCATTCCCCTGCGTCAGCGACGCCACCGTCGCCGCGTTGTCCGCGCCCACCGCCTGCATCACGTGCCGCACCGCTTCCTCGTTCGCGTGCTGCGCCAGATCCTCGAGCGCCGCGCGCAGCTCGTCCTGGCGTGCCGTATTCCACGGCTGCTCCTCCACCGCCCGAATCAAGTCCCGCAGCCGTTCCTCCGTCACCACGTCATCGTCGCCCGCCGCCTTCGCCGCGCGCACGCCCAGCGCCGCGCGCACCGCACTGCGCTGCGCCGTCAGTACCGCTCCCACCGTCGCGTGGAGTGCCCGTTGCGTTGTGAGGATCCGTCGCTCGTCAAGGATCGGCGGGGGAAGCGACCTCCCGCGGCTGACCGCCGCCGCTTTCGTTGCCTTCGGTTCTTTCTTCTTGGTCTTCGGCTCTGCGCCGTTCGTCGCGCCCGGCTCGCCGTCGCCCGCCTCCGGATCGTCCACCGGTTCCGGCGCCGGCGGCTGCAACTCCAGCCGCTGCTCATCCGTCGCGGGCGCGAACCCCGCCATCTCCCGCGCCTCGTCCAGCGTAATGATCTTCTGCGCCGTGCCCGTCGTCCCCCCGTGATACTGCACCACCACCGTCGCCTTCGCCGCCGGATCGACGATCTCCTCGTCCTCCCAGTACAACTCCAGATCGTCCGCGTCCACGCGCGTGAACAGATCGTCCACCACGTCCTTGAACCAGATCTTCGTTGGCTCCAGCCCCTCCTCCTGCGCCGCCTCCTTCGCCGTCTCCGCCGTCGCCCGATTCATCTCCTTCACGAACGCCTGCGGCGGCAGCGAGAAGCAGTAGCACACGATCCGCGCCATCCACTCGTCGAACACGTCCTTCAGCACTTCCGTCTTCGTCGGCGTGTACTTCGCCCCCTCCGGCACAAACCGCACCTTCCGCCGCTCGCCCACCTGCCCCTCGAGCTCGCTGTTGAACCACTCCTGCCACTGCTGAATGCGCTGGAGATTCCATTCCTTCGGCAGCTCCATGAACGCATCCGGCACCGTGCCGCTCGTGAAGTACTCCAGCTGCGACAGCGCCCGATTCAACGCACTGTTCACCGTCGTAATCACCTGCGCCACGCGCGACAGTCCGTAGAGGCGATTCGGCAGCGGGTTGTACACGTACACGCCCAGCTCGTCCAGCGTGTAATCCTCCGCCGGCATCCCCTTGATCACCTGCGAGTACGCGGGCAACGGCGGGAGCGGCGTGCGTCCCCCGTCCGCCGTGATGTACGGCTTGATCGTGTCGCCGCTCATGATCTCCCACAGCGGCCGCGTCGCGCTCTTGCCCATGTAGATCGCCACCTGATCGAGCACGAAATGATCTTCGAGGATCAGCCGCATCCAGCCGCGAAACGTGTGGATCCCGTCCGGCTTCCGCAGCCACTCGCGCAGCTTCTCGCCCTTCGCGCCGCCCGTGTCGTTCCGATCGCCCTTCGCGCGAATGCTCCACCGCTGCGCCGACATCTGATCCTTGCGCGTCTCGATCACGAGCCGCAGCAAGTCCAGTCCGCCGTGCTCCGGACTCGCCATCGCGCGCAACGTCGGAAAGTCGATCGCCGTCTCGCCGCTCTCGCTCCGCGGCAAGTACGCCATGTTCAGGAACGACGGGAAATCCCACGCGCGTCCCGTCGTCGTGCCTTCGGGGGCCACGGGTCGCAGCGGTCGTCCCGACGGGAAGAACTGCACCGCCGGCTCGAACGCCGCCGTCATCGCCGCACTCGGCGCCGTCTCCACGCCCTGCGCCCCCGTGGGCGTGCGGGTCACCCGCGCGATCTCCGCGCTGTCAAACGGCTTGATGATTGCGCCCTTGCGCGGCGTCGCCATGCGGACGTGTGGGGCTGACGCGAGCTATGAACCTACCGGAGCACTGCGGAAACGATACACCCGCCCCGCCGTCCGCGCTACGCCTTCGCCGGCGCCTTCGGCGTCATCCGGGCCCGCATCGCCTCGAACATGCCCTCACTCGGCATCGGCGCACTGCGTCCGATCCACGCCAACATCTCCGCCACGAGATCGTCCTTCCCGTTCAGCTCGTAGTTCCCCTTCTTGTCCCGCCGCACTCCCAGCGCGTCCTTCAGCGTCTCCTCACTCGGCAACCCCACGAGTCCGTCCTTCGCCGCCAGCAGCAGCTCGTGCGCCGCCGTCAGCAACAGCGGCTTGCTCTCCCCCGTCGTCGCCCACCCGATCGTCTCCTTCGCCTTCGCTGCGTTCCCGTCCAGTGCCTCGCGATGATAGAGCTCCGCCACCGGATAGTCGAGCTTGTCGCGCAGATCCCGGAGCACGCTGATGCCGTGCAGATTCTTCTCCACCACCAGAAACGCATCGCCGTAGAACCGCCCGCGCTCCTTCAGCATCTGCGCGAACTCCGTCGGCTGGATCGTCGGACTGTTGTACGTCTCCAGCAACCGCCACCCCTCCCACGCCCGCGCGCAGTACGTCGAGCTGTCGCCGCCCACGCCCTCCGCCGTGTCCGCCCCAACGATCACGCGCTCGCCCGCGCGCCGCTTCCCGTAGATCCGTCGATCCCCGCCCAGCTCCTCCGTGTACTTCATCCCCTGCGCCCGCTGGATCAGCACCCGCAGCATGTCCGCGTCGTAGCGCATTCCGCCCGCCGACACCCAGCAG